AATATACAGTATGCCATTTTATCTGTTCCATCTGTTCCATGCCTTGAAAATACTGATATTTCAAGGGCTTTCTACGGAACAGATGTAAGAAAGGATGTGTACCAAGAATGTGTTCCGTACTTACGGATAAAGAATTGAGCCAACAGGCCAAGGATTATTTTGCTCAAATCCGAAAAACTGACCGGCTAATCCAGCGATTGACTTCCACGGTTGCCACATTGCGTTCCAGCTTAACCAGTCAGAGTTATGAACTGAAGCCGGATAAGGTTCAGAGTTCGGGTAAGAAAAATCCGCTTGAAGATGCAATAATCAAGATTGATACTCTTGAGCGGAAAATCAATACCCGGATTGATGAATTGGTGTCTTTGAAAACAGAAGCCTTTGACCGGATTAGAACTATTCCTGACCTTGACCAACAAAATATTCTGATCGGACGGTATATCCAGCTTAAAGAATGGGATGATATAGCCGTTGAACTTAACTTTTCAACAAAATGGGTGCTTGAACTTTACGGAAAAGCTGTCCTTGCTTTTGCAAAAAGAAACCCACAAATTTTGAAAGAACCGACTAAAACCGACTTGAACGGGTTGCAAACAGACATTTGAAAAGCGTATAATGATAGCGTGAATTTGCGCCCACGGGAAACCGGGGCGCACTTTTCATATTGATTTCAAAGGGGGTGAATACCTTGACGCTGAAACAGGAACGGTTTGTTGAAGAATATTTGATTGACCTGAACGCTACCCAGGCGGCGATACGGGCGGGGTATTCGCCAAAGACAGCCCAGGAACAGGCTTCCCGGCTGTTATCAAATGTTAAGGTTCAGACCGCGATTTCCAAGGCCCAGGCCGAACGGAGCCGCCGAACGGGGATCAATCAAGACCGGGTGATCCGGGAACTTGCTAAGGTTGCCTTCCTGAACCCGGTTGACGTGATCGACATGGACAGTGCCACGATCCAGGGGGAAGCCAACCGGGATGATACAGCTTGCATTGCGTCCGTCAAGGTGAAAACCATCCCCACTGAAGATGGAGCCATTACGGAGCGAGAAGTTAAGACCTATGACAAGCTGAAGGCTCTGGAACTGTTGGGTAAGCACCTTGGAATGTTCACTGACAAGCTAAAGGTTGACGGTGGGCTTCCTGTGGTGCTGTATGACGATATCCCGCCTGAATAAGAACACGCTAGTAACAAATCAGCCTGAAAGCCCTGATATTCCAAGGGCCTGTGTTTATTGAACGATGAAAAACGTACTTCCTCTGTCCACTGTGGTTGGTGGCGGCTATAACAAGTTCTGGCATTTCAAGGGCCGCTATCGGGTATGCAAGGGTTCCCGCGCTTCCAAGAAATCCACCACCACGGCAATGAACATAATCAAGAGGATGATGGAATACCCGGATTCCAATACCCTTGTAATCCGCAAGGTTTTCAGAACCTTGAAGGATTCCTGTTTCACCCAACTGAAGTGGGCTATTCACCGGTTGGGGGTGGATGCTCATTGGGAGGTTAAGGAAAGCCCCCTGGAAATGACATATATTCCAACAGGGCAGAAAATTTATTTCCGGGGCCTGGACGATCCATTGAAAGTCACTTCAATCACTGTTGAACACGGCTATTTGTGCTGGATGTGGATTGAAGAAGCATATGAGATCAACAAAGAATCGGATTTTGATATGCTGGATGAATCTATCCGTGGAGCCGTCCCACCTGAAACCGGCCTGTTCAAACAGGTGACATTGACCTTCAACCCCTGGAATGAACATCACTGGATGAAGAAGCGGTTCTTTGATGCGCCGCCGAACCCGGATATTTTAGCCCTGACCACAAATTACATGTGCAATGAATGGCTGGATGAAGCTGATAGACGTGTATTTGAAGCCATGAAGAAAAACAACCCCCGCCGTTATCGGGTTGCCGGTTTGGGCGATTGGGGCATTGTGGACGGCCTGATTTATGAGAATTGGCGGGAAGAAACCTTTGACACCTCCACGATCAGCAAACAGGCCGGGGTTGTGTCCGCCTTTGGCCTGGACTTTGGTTATACCAATGACCCAACGGCCCTGTTCTGTGGGCTGGTAAGCCGGAAGGAACGTAAGATATGGGTTTTTGATGAACTGTACCAAAGGGCGCTGACAAATCGGGCCATAGCTGAAAAAGTTACCCGTATGGGTTACGCCAAAGAGCGGATCAAAGCGGATTGTGCGGAACCCAAGTCCATTGATGAACTGCGGGAAGATGGCCTTCCCCATGTCAGAGCCGCCAGAAAGGGCAAGGACAGCGTAAACAATGGGATTCAGTACATTCAGGACTATGAAATCATTATTCATCCCCGCTGTGTGAATTTTCTGACAGAGATTTCAAACTACACCTGGGATGAAGATAAATTTGGGAATAAAATCAACGTTCCCATTGACGATTTTAACCATTTAATGGATGCTATGCGCTATGGGTTGGAAGATGTGCTGATAGGCCCCGCCTTCAGCTTTGATTAACACGCTAGTAACAAAGCCGCCTGAAACCTATGTGTTTCCAGCGGTTCAACTTTATCGGGCAATGAAAAGGGGTGATTGATTTGCCTATGGAAACTGAAACCACCCGGATCAACCGTCTGATTTTCCAGGGCGGTTTCACCGGTATGACAGAACTTCAGTTTTTGGCCGCCGAAATGCGGGATTGGAAAGACAGTCCCCGGCGCAAGGCCCAAATCAAGGGCAATTTGTACTATGAGGGGAAGCAGGACATTCTTCACCGACAGAGAACCATTATTGGTGAGGATGGGAAGATTCAGCCGGTTCAGAACCTTCCCAACAATCGGTTGGTTGATAATCAATATGCCCTGATGGTGGATCAGAAAACCAACTATCTTGTGGGGAAGCCCTTTTCTCTGAACTGTGAAAACAAAGCCTATATTGAAGCCTTGAACGGCGTGTTCAACCGGCGTTTCCAACGTCTTTTGAAGTATGTCTGTGAAGATGCCCTGAAGGGTGGCTTGGGATGGCTCTACCCGTTCTACAATGACCGGGGGGAGCTGGATTTCAAACACTTCCCGGCCTATGAGATTCTTCCATTTTGGGCGGACGATGATCACACGGTTCTTGATTGCGCTATCAGGCTCTACCCGCAAGAGGTTTGGAACGGCTATCAGAAAGAAACCGTTGACCGGGTAGAAATTTTCAAGCCGGATGGCCTTTGGCGGTATGTCTATCAAAATGATATGCTGATCCCGGATGTGGAAAACGGCGAACATGAAGATTATTTTGTCGTTTCAGAGGGGGAAGAAGTCACCCCCTTGAATTGGGATCGGATACCTCTGATCCCGTTTAAGTACAACAAGCAGGAAATCCCCCTGTTGAATCGGGTGAAAGAACTTCAGGATGCTATCAACGTCATGATTTCTGACTTTGAAAACAATATGCAAGAGGACGCACGGAATACCATTTTGGTTCTGAAGAACTACGATGGTCAGAACCTTGGAGAGTTCCGGCGTAACCTTGCGGCTTATGGAGCCGTCAAAGTTCGGGAAGATGGCGGGGTGGAAACTCTGACCGTGGAGGTCAAGGCCGAAAATTACAAGTCCATTTTGGAACTGTTGAAGAAGGCCCTGATTAACAATGCCCGTGGCTATGATGCCAAAGATGAACGGATGGGGAATAACCCCAATCAAATGAACATCCAATCCATGTATTCTGACATTGACCTTGACGCAAACGGCATGGAAACGGAATTTCAGGCGGCATTTGAAGAATTGCTGTGGTTCATCAACCAGGATTTGGCGAACAAGGGCAAGGGCGATTTTGAAGGTGAGGAAATCACTATTATTTTCAACCGGGACATTCTGATCAATGAATCGGAAGCTATTGACAACTGTTCTAAGTCCAGCGGTATTATTTCCAATGAAACCGTTGTGGAACAGCACCCGTGGACAACGGATGTGGAAGCGGAATTGGCCCGATTGAAAAAGGAAAAGGAAGAAGCTATGGCAGATTATATGGGAGCCTTCCCCAATAATCCCCAAGGCGGTTCTTCCAGTCAAAATGGGGATCAGGACGGGGATTAAGGGGAGGTTCCCGCCCTTTCCTATGCCGGGGTAATATATGGGTTCAAGGTTTTCACTCCTGGCCTTGGCGGGTGCAATTCCCGCCCCCGGCATTTTATATGGGGTGTTGGTCAAGCGGCTAAGACACCGCCCTTTCACGGCGGTAACACGGGTTCGATTCCCGTACACCCTACCAGGGGCCGGATCGCTACCGGCTGATTTGGGCGTTGCGGATTACCCCAAGAAGAATGAAAAGGGCCGCTGAAAACTGCTGGAACCACGGGATATATACCGTAAAGCACCTGACATAGTAGATTTGCCTTTATGTTGGATGGGTTTGTGAAATCCCCCGTGCCGGGAAAGTAAACAGTGTGACAATTTAAGCGACAAACGCGCAAGCTGAATGGGAGGGGTGGCCTTGTGAAAAATGCGGACTATTGGCGGGGCCGGTTCTCCATTCTGGAAGATTCAGCCCAAGCAGAAGCCGGGGCCTGTATCAGTGATCTTGAAAAGATTTACCGGGATGCTGAACACACGGTTCAAGCAGATTTGGAACGCTGGTATGGGCGGTTTGCTTCCAATAATGGGATTAGCCTGACCGATGCGCGGAAAATGCTGACCACCGGACAGATGGAAGAATTTAGATGGACTGTGGATCAGTACATCAAAGCGGCCCAACAGAAAAATCTATCCCCTGAATGGATCAAGAAGCTGGAAAATGCTTCAGCCCGATTTCATATCAGCCGCCTTGAAACAATTCAACTTCAGATTCAACAGCAAGCGGAACTTCTCTATGGGGGACAGCTTGACAGCCTGGATGGTCTTTTGAAGGACGTTGTTTCCAATGGGTATACCCGGACGGCCTTTGAAATCCAGAAGGGCCTTGGTTTGGGGTGGGATATAACCGCCTTGAACCAGAAAAAACTTGAAACTTTACTTTTAAGGCCCTGGACAGCGGACGGAAAGACTTTCCGGGATCGCTGTTGGGAGAATAAAGCTAATCTTGTTTCCGGCGTTCAATCTGACCTGACACAAGGGCTTCTTCGTGGGGATGGTTTGCAAAAAATCACTGACCGGATCAAGAACCGGTTTGGCGTGTCACGGTATAAGGCTGGACGGCTGGCGCATACTGAAACCACCTATTTCAACGGTGTTGCCAATTTGGAGGTTTACCGGGATTTGGGTGTGGATCAAATTGAAATCCTGGAAACTCTTGACCGGCACACTTGCGATACTTGCGGGGCGCTGGATGGAACTGTGATCCCCCTGTCCCAATATGAACCCGGTATCACCGTCCCCCCATTCCATCCAAACTGCCGGGGAACCACTTGCCCCCATTACGCCGATATGGACGGTGAAAGAGCCGCCCGGAACGCTGATGGGGAAGTCTACTATGTCCCCGCCAATATGGATTATGCCACTTGGAAGAAAACCTTTGTGGAGGGTGGAGAAAAAGAAGGGTTGACCCTTGCCGGGGCAAACGCTATACTGAAGGCACGGGACGTTCTGGCGGAAAAACAGAGCCGCTTTGATTCTTTGAAGCGGGAATATACCGATTTGGAAGAAATCAATAATAGATGGTATACTAGGCCGGATGATCCTGATGAAAAAGCAAAGTGGCGTGAATGGCGCAAGCAATATACTGTTGACGATCTTGGGAATATTCAGAAGCGAATGATTGAAATTCAGGGCGAATTGCCTAACGCGAGTGCTGAATTAGCACAAGCCCGGTTCAATCTCTTGAAGGATGCTGGTTCCACGTCCTTTATTCCGGCTGAAAGCCTGAAAGATGCTGAAACGTATTGCAAAAATATACTTGAGATCAACGCCAATTACAAAGGGGTTGATTTAAGAGCCGTAAACGATTGGAACCGGGGCTTAACTGATATGCGGGATGTATTCCCGGATTTGGTCAAAGATAAGTTCCGTTTTGTTGGTGAATCACATCAAAGAAACGCCATTGCCCAACAAATTGAGTACGCCCGACAACTGGACTGGATTAAAAAGAACAACGTATATGGCTGGACAGATGCCAAGTGTGAAGAATGGGCTAAGAAGAAAGCAAGTTCCTTTGTTCGGAAATATGTTTCTGTCGGCAAGCGTCAAATGGCTTCCAGTTGGTCCCCAAGGCCACCATTTGACGCTTGCCGTGGTATCTGCATGAATAGGGGCTTTTTTGGCAACTATGACACAGCCGCAACATCTATGGTTCATCAAGTAGAAGTTGCGTGGCACCCGGAAGGTTGTTCAACAGTCAAATCCATTTTCGATCATGAATTTGGACACCAATTAGATGATTGGTTAAAGGTTGGGGAACAACCTAATATTCAAGCTCTGTTCGATTCCAGAACAAAAGAAGAAATTACCCGTGGCCTGTCTGAATATGCGTGGCATAACGGCAATAGGAATCGTTATTCTGAAATGATCGCTGAAGGTTGGTCTGAATTTTGCAACAGTGCTGATCCCCGGCCTATGGCCCGTGAAATCGGGGAAACAATAGAAAGGTTGTATGTAGAATGGGCAAAGAAGAATTTCTGAAAAAGGCCCGTGAACTTGGGCTGTCTGAAACATCTATTAAAGAGATTGTAAAGGATGTTGAAGAAGATATTGCCCTTGGGCTTCCTGTTGATTGGGAAATGTATTTAATCCCACCTGTAATCAGTGATTAACTGATGATTTAACCGCCTGAAAGGGCGGTTTTTTCATACCATTTTTCGCCGTTTCCCGGATATGGGCGGTAAACAGAACCGGGGCAATCGTGGTTCCTGACCCACGGTAAAAAAGGATTTTAGAAAGGAAGAACGCCGTATGACAAAAGAAAAGCTGATGGAATGGGGCCTGACAGAAGAACAGGCCAACAAAGTAATGGAGGGGCTGAACGGTTCCTTTGTTACCAAAGCCCGATTCAATGAGGTAAACGAGGAATTGAAAACCGCAAAGGCCACGATCACTGACCGGGACACCCAGCTTGAAACGCTGAAACAGTCCGGGGCCGATGCCGCCGCCCTTCAGCAACAGATTACCCAGCTTCAGGCGGACAACGCCCAGAAGGACAAGGATCACGCCGCTGAACTGAAGGCGCTGAAAATTGCCAATGCGGTTGATATGGCCCTGACCACCGCCAAGGCCAAGAACAATACCGCTGTTCGGGCATTGATGGCTGAATTTATCGCTAAGGCCGATATTGCCGAGGATGGAACGGTAAAGGGCCTGGACAGCGAGATCAAGAAGCTGGTGGACGGCAAAGACACAGCTTTTCTTTTCGACAAGGCCCCGGAAAAGAAGTTCAAGGGGGCCAAGGCCGCTGAAAAGGGTGATCCCACCGGCGATCCCACGGAAATGACCCTTGAAAAGTTCCGGGCCATGTCTCCCATTGACCGCTATAATTTTTCTGTCAACCATCCTGACGAATACAAATCTTTGTATGGAGGTAACGAGTAATGCCGAATGTCGTATATGACAACTTCTACCTGTCCAATGAGATTGAAGATCAGTTCACGTCCCACCTTGATCTTCTGTCTTTTTGCACGGTGGACAGCACCCTGACCGGAACGGCGGGTATGCTTCGCAAGATTCACAAGTACAAGGCCACGGACGGCACCGAAAAGCTGGCAATGGGTGAAGGCAACACCAAGACCATCACCGCTGGATTCACGGAAAAGGAATACCGGATTCTGCTGGCACAGAACCGGTTCGCCTACTACGATGAAGAAGCCATGACTGATCCCATGGTGGTGACTACCGGCACCCGCCACGCCGGAACCGATTTGTTCAACACCGTGAACGCTGACATTTACGCCGCCTTTAATGAGGCTACACTGACCCTTCCCGTGTCTGATCTTGGCTTCTACGCCTATGTGGATGCCGCCGCTATGCTGAACCTGGAAAACCTGGAGGGCGTGTCCCTGTTTTCCTTCGTCAATCCGGGGGATATGGCGGGGTTGCGGAAGGCCCTGAAGGATGATCTGAAATATGTGGAAGCGTTCGCCAAAAACGGCTATGTTGGTACGGTGGGCGGCGTGAACATCTACACCAAGAAGAACGCTGTGACCGGCAAGGTGGTTTTGGCTACCAAGGAAGCCGTGACCATGTTCAACAAGAAGGGGACAGAGGTTGAACAGGAACGGGAATACAATATCCGTAAGAACACGGTATATTCCCGGAAATACTACCTTGCCGCCATGACCAATGAAACCAAGGCGGTTATGATTGTGACCGGCACCGCCAAGGCCACCGCCGACACCACCGTTACTGATGGCAAGACCTACTATGCCAAGTCTGGTGTGGGGTATGTCAAGGTAACGCCGGAAGCTGATTCCAACCCCAAAACTTCTGGTTGGTTTGAAATCGGTTAAAGGCGGGTGATTGCCCATGCTGGAAGATGTAACCGCGCTGTTGGAAGCCTTGGGAGTGACCGGGGCTGATGGTGATCCCCTTCTTCCGTACATGATTAACAGCGTGACCGAACGGGTTAAGAATGAAACCAATCAACCGGAAATCCCGGATGGCTTACATTATGTAGCCGTTGAATTGGTGGTTGGGGAATATCTGGCCTTTAAGAAAAACGCTGGACAACTGGACGTTGACGGCCTGGATTTGGAAGCGGCTGTGAAACAAATTCAGGAAGGGGACACCAACACGGTTTTTGCCATTGGTGATGGGAGCATGACCCCGGAACAGCGGCTTGAAGCCCTGATTTCCCGGTTGAGCCGTGACAGAACCCGTGAATTTATCCGATACAGGCGGCTTGTATGGTGAACGCCCACCGGAAGGCCCTGGAACGGCTGTGGCGGGATCGGTGTACTATTTTCCATAGGGTGGAAGTTACTGACCCGGATACCAACCTGACTGATTTTCAAGAACAGCCGCTTTTTGAAGATCAGCCGTGCAAGCTGTCCTTTGAAAAGATAACTTCAACGGATGAAAACCATGTTGCCGCTGTTGCCCAGGCGGTGAAGCT